TATACACCAATCCAAATGATTTATCGCCTAGCCAAGTATGTAAGCGTGATAATTTATAGATAGCGTCTATACGATCAGTTGCCATATCATTCCAACCAGTTATATCGCCTATTTTATTAAAGTTAGAAGTATAACTACCTATGCGGCTTTTCTCCCATAATCTGCGAACTCTTAAGGCGGTGTAATATTGTTGTATATTTACAACTTTTTTAGACCGCAATATATCCAAAGAAGATTCAGATATATTAATCATTACGACTTTACCTTGTCCTTTGGCTTTTTCTTCCTTAGTACCAATAAACTTCGGCTTAATGTTTCTGCGATCTTCTTTCTTTAAATACTCCATACACAAAGTGTACTGTATTCGTTCTTGTTTTTCTATTTAATTTTATCACCATTGCGTTTACTAAACTTAAGATATTGTTTTCCATCAGAATATTCTATCTCCGCCCAAGTCTCAGCAACCATTTTAAAACCTTGCGGCACTCGATCAGGGTAAGTTTCTCTAAAGTATTCGTCTGAGGATTTTACAGGTAACTTAACAACTGTATCATCATCTTCCCATCTTTCTTGTGATAGGTAGGTTGAAAAATGCGGAATAAACTCAGGACTAGATGCCTTATCAACAATTCTATTATATTTTTCAATAAGAATATTAGCATCAACTTTGTTTTTAATGTTTCTATATTTTTGTAATGCAACTTTCTTACTTCCCCTCTTAGCCTTTAAACTACTCCATATCGTGTTAAATTCATCTATATATATTATATCTTTATTTATTATTTTATTATGTTTATTGCCACGAGGTTCGCCATTTGATTTGCCATAACCATCTTGGTAATCATCATAATTGACTATTTTTATAGTGTTTGGAAAGTCTGCTGATTTGCCCTGTGATTTGCCGAATGATATGCTGTTAAATTTAACTAATTTATCTAAATAATGGCGTGTTTTAGATTGTGTCCAACCCCACGCCTCAGCCATATACGATACTGAATGACAAAGTTCCCCTCGTTGTAATTTTATTGTTTGTGTACCAATGGAAAAATCTCTTTCAGCAAAACTAGCTTCTAGCAGTAACCACAACCAAGCGCCAACTTCACAAAAAGTTCTATCTCGTTTATTTAGCGCAGGGTGATTTAATATTGCCCTATTGATCTTTATATATCCTTGCATAAGTCTTAGCCCTTTCTTCGAGTTGTTTTATTACAACTTCATTATTAACTTTCTTACAAGGTGACATTATTACTAAATCTTTCGCATATGTAAAAGGATTAATATTAAATAATGCATAAAAACTTTGCTCCCCAATATCGGTTTGCATTTTATGGTATTGGTGAATAAAGGGTAGTGTGTAATAATCACTCGGCTTTAAACCTGTACCGCCATCACTTAGTATTCTTATATGACACGCTTGGCTTGGTTCTTGGTTAGATATGTAGCAAGGTAGTGATCTTATGTAGTTTAAATGCTTCGTTGAACGAATGATATTTTTCATAAAAATAGTAGGGTAGCTAAAATGAAAGGGCGAATTTTCGGAGGTCAGCTACCCTGTAACCTTTATAAACTCCCAAAAAACAAAGTCAATATTAGGTGTTTACAAGATATCAATAATAGTTAGTATATACCTATAAACAATAACAAAGGGCGAAACAATGACAACATTAACTAAACTAGAAAAAGATTTGTTAGAAAATATTTTAACTTTAGATCTAGCAGATAATACTAATAATTTTGTTTTTAAACAATTAAAACCTATTGCTAAAAAATTAGGTTGGACTAAAAATAAAACGAAAGGTGTAGTTGGCTCATTAATAAAAAAAGATATTATGTATGCTGAAGATGCTGATTTTTTAGGTTTTGACGGAAACATTTTTTATTTTAGTATGCCTGTTAGTTCTGATGATTTTGAAGAATATGAGTTAATAAATACAGTAGAAAAAATGGAAAAATATCTAACAGAAAGGGAGGAGGCATAAGCCTCCCCCTAGAAAGGGCGTAACAATGATTGAAGAAATAGAACATTTAAAAAATCTAAAAGATCAGAAAAAAGAATATCAAAAAACTATAAATTTAGGAATAGAATTTCCTAATGGTTTTAACTCTAAGGGTGAGCCTGAAACAAATATTCAGGTTGCTAAAAAAAGAGTTATTAGTTTAAGTGAAGAAATAAATGATTTAGAAAATAGAGGGGGTTTCAATGATGACTAAAAGTGAAGAAGAAAGATTAATTAAAACACATAAGAAGTTTAAGTATAGAGTTAATGACAATCATATAGAAAACTTTCAAAGATGGTATCGTTGGAATAATGACGAAAAGAAAGAAATGAATCTAAAACCATATACTGAAAAAGAAGCAAGATTAGTTTGGGAAGAAACTATATTTCCTAAATTTGATATAGAGGGAACAGGAGCAGATTATGAGTAGAGTAGTATTAACCAAAAAAATGTTAGAAATGATATTTACTGGTATTGACGATAGAATAATGATTCTTAATGATGAATTATCACATATAAGTTTTAATTCTGTAACTGATTGTGATCCACCTTATAAAGAAGATAAAAAAAGGTGTGAAGCTGATATGAAACTTTGCAACAAAGTTAATGATTGGGTTTTTGCAATAAGACATAAACGAGGTTATTATGAGAAGTAAAGTTTACTATGATCCTATGTATGAGATCGACCAAGACAAAGACCAAAGAACAGTAAAAGAATATTTACAATTTTTTAATTTAATAACTAAACTGATAAGGAGTTTATAATGCACCCTAAAGATCCAAGACAACACGGGTGGAAGTATAAATCATTTAATTATAATGATATACAACACGCAGAAGTAAAAGCTGATCTAAACTTTATTACCAAAGTAACAGGTGGTAAGGAAAAGATCATAGTTAAAAACTTAATTAATCAAGAAAGAAAGAGGTTAGAAAATGAACAGGGCGATCATAATATTAATACTGCTTAGTCTTACCGCTTGTGCCAGTACCCCTATAATCGACAGTAGAGGTGGTAGCGGCAACATAGCTCACGACGCAGAACGACAACACGACGACTTATATACTTGTTTAGCCATAGCTGATGATAATACTAATGATTTATTAGAGGTTACTAAGAAAGGTTATAATTGGGTGTTAAGACCTAGAACATTATGGTTAATGCCTAAGTTAAAAGATAAGAAAAAAGAAATTATAGAAAATTGTATGAAAGGCAGAGGATTTAGTATCCTCAGTTGGAAATAATTATGAATGATAGAAAATATTTATATTGCAAAGAATGTGATGAGCCTTGTAAGCACGACGAGATTAGTCAAGATATGGTCTGTATAGATTGTACTGATTTAATCTGTGAACTTGGAGATAATGAAGATGTTTAAGCACGGATATATACTAAAAGAATACAAATTCACTAGACGACAATATAAAGCATTTATTAAGTGGATTAATGGTGAAGAATTAGATAGTTTTGATAAAGGCGGTCTAAAGGGTGCTAAACAAAAAATAAAAGAGGGCGATAACAATGAAGAATAAATACTTTACTCCTTTTGGGAGATTAATGATGGCTATAATTATTATACTTATAGTCGTAATAACAATGGTGCTTATATGAGCTTACTAGGCAACTATAAACACTCAGCCAGTAGTGGCTCTAAGGTAAAAAATGTACCACAATTATTTGTAGCTGATAAAATCTTTAAACTTAGACAACCATATGGTGATGCCGCCAAGCGCGGAAATTGTAGCGAGGCTCTAGGCTATTATATCTTAGCTAAAGACCCCACTAGAGAACAAGCCATAGATTATGCTACTAAGAAATGGAAAAAAATAGGTGGTGTAAGCAATACTGAATTACAGTTTGCTATAGAGTGTGGTTTTAGAATGGCTGATAAATTACAATCTATGCAATTAGCTCGACCTGATAAGTACCAAGAAAGAGTATTTGGTAAGGGTGCTGATTTTGGCTTAAAAAGAGATATACACGGATTTTTGGATTTTAGTTATTTTAAAAAAGTACCTAAACCGATTGTAACCGATATTAAGACAACAAAACGAGTGCCGAGTAGTTTAGAAACCTGCTCATATGACCATATACTACAACAGGCACTTTATTGGAAATTAACTGGAGAAAATAGACAATTTGCTCTATTGTATGTATCAGATAAGAAAACTAATTATCTATTGATACCTGAGGCGAAACTTAAAGAGGCGTGGGAAATAATGAAATTTAATTTACAACTAATTGAAAGACTTGATGAAAAATGTAAGTCAAAAGCCGATTGGTTATTATCATTCCCATACCCTGATTTAAGTAGCTTCTATTTTTCAGATAAGGAGTTTAAACAACAAATAACAAATCTATACAAAGGAGTAATAGAAAATGAATAATATAATACAATGTCAGGTTAAACAAATTGAGCCTGTAAATAACTACGGAAAAATAAAGGTACATCTTTTACCATTAGAAGAAAATGAATCTATAAAAAGTTCAAATGGTTTTAAACAAGATAGCAATACTTTTAGTATTAATTGGAAAGAGCAAGAAGCAATACCTGACTGGTTAGTAGAGGGCAATCAAATTAAAATGCCATTTAAAATCTATATGGACTACGCCATCTACGATCAGTTTTCAAAAATTGGTGTACAAGTGTTAGGTGAATCTAATGCTGTAGCTGATATTAAAAAGGCTTTTCCTGACGCAACACTTGAAGAACTACCTGATAGTCTTGATGAAGAAGAAACTGACTTTAACTTTGGTGCTAATAAATTGAATGGTCATTCAGACGATCCAGTACAAGCTAAGATAAATAATTATGCTGATCTGTATGCGAAGATATTTGCAACTATACATAAGCACGAATATTTACAAAAGTTAGATACAGGCTTGAAGAAAGACATAGCAACAAGTTTCTTTATCCAACTAAATAGATAAGGAGTTTATGAGAGGTTAGTTACTCCCCCCAGTTAGATTTGCTAACCTCTCGCCCATTATGAATACACTACAAGAATTAAATGAACTAAAAGAAGAAACTCGTATTCTTAGCAAGAACGCTAGGGACGCTAAAGCAGGTGTAGATTCTTTATTACGACAGCGTGAAAGATTAAAGGCTAGGCTATTTAATAAGCATAGATTTAATGCAACTGTTAAAGACGCTGAAATGAAAGCTAAAGCTGATACTGAGTTAGCTGAGTTTGATAAATTACTCGATGCCGCAGAACTAGAGTTTAGTGATAAGTGGTCAGAATACGAAACGCATAAAATCCATATAGAATTATTACGAGGTTACAATTCAACTAAGAGGGCTGAGTTACAGCAAGGCATATGATAGATAATGAATTAAAAGTTATTGAAGTTTTAAATCAAGCCAAGTTTAAGCTAAGTCCGTTAAAGTTAAAAACAGATGACCAATATTCATTCAATGACGCATATAATAAAAACATCATAGCAGAACTAAAACACCGCCAATTCGTCTTAGGAACTTATCCTGATTATATGTTGGAGAAAGATAAGTATATGCGGCTAATGGATATAGCCTGTGCCACTCGTAGGGTTGCGTATTATGTTAATTCATTCGATTCAGGGGAGATTGTGGCTTGGTCTTTACAAGGATTGCATAGACAAGGTGGGTTAAATTGGGAAAAGAGATTGTGTCCTAAGACTACTGAATTTGAGGACAATGATAAAATAGAAAAAACTGTAGCTTTTTTAAGCCTAGATCACGCCTCATTATGGGGTAATTTACCTAAATCGATTTAAAGGCGTCAAACTTGCATAAATACGCAATAGTGGGTTGTAAGGTCTGCCAGTATCAATAATCTTTATATAGCCCTATATGAGCCTTATATGGCGTTCTAATTATGGAACATTAGAGGAACATTAGTAAAAATAATTAAAAATAATGTTTTTTATGTTTGTAGATATTAACAAATGTTGATATGGTTATTACATAAACAAACGAAAGGCGAATAAAATGACAACAATAACTAAACTAGAAAAAAACTTAATAGAAGAAGCTATCAAAGGTACTGATGGATCTAACTCTTTTTTATTTTCAACTGCTTTACAAATTGGAAATAAATTAGGTTGGACTACTAACCAAACTAAAGGTGTATATGGATCATTAGAAAAGAAAAATATAATTTCAATGACTGATTGTATGCTTGAGGGTGGTATCGGTCAATCTGATGAAAGAATAGCATATTGGTCTATGAATGTTCAGAGTGATGACGGAGAAAAATTTGAGCCTTACAAAGACACAATAGAAAAAATGGAAAAATACTTAACAGAAAGGGGGGTGGCGTAAGCCACCCTGAAAGGGCGAATAATGGAAGCAATGTTATATTATGTGTTACTACCATTTCTAGGATTACTTAGTGTAGTCCTAGCGGTGTTATATATTAAAATGTTTAAAGAAGAATTTGGGGAGTTATAAAATGGATAAAGTAATCGAAAGAGTAAAAGTATTAGTAAAAAACTTAAATCAATATCACAATGAAAATGATTATGGTTTAGGTATGTACAAAAATACTTATAGAGTAAAAGATAATTATGTAGTGATTTTAGAAGAACACAAACATAATAGTTCTAATAAATCTGTATGGGGTTACGTTTGGTATAATGGCGACATCACACAACAACCCAATATGAAATCTAAAGATGGTAATGTATTTAAAGAATATTTAATAGATAGTGATAGAATACATAACCCTAATTAATAGTCCTAAAAAAAGTGTATTTAGTGACTATAATAAATCTAAATTAATTATAATATTTGCATATGAAAGGGGGTGAAAATATGACTGCACTATATGAAAATGCGATTGTTGAATTTGTTAATCAACCTAAACTATTTAAAGGACAGGCAATAGTTTCAACAGTTGGTGAAAAATTTGTTTGGTGTGATTGGCATTATGGTTTTGGAATGGTAAATAAAAAAGACCTTAAAGTTGCTGATGACCAAAGCAAAGTAATTTATAAAAGATAATTAATTAATTGTTAATTCGTGGCTCTTGGTTGAGAAGTTCTTAGCCAAGAGTTCACTATCTTTTACCTCTCGATATTCATAAAAACAATCTAACTCAACTTTCTCTGCATAGATATTATCTTTGTTATCTTTAATTAAGCGTTCTAAATTTATAGTCCGTTCTAATGTAGGGTAATAATCTAACACTTGGTATTGAGCCACCACTTCATTTAAGATTGTTATGGTTAAAAGGGATTCAACTAAAGTAAAGATATTTGCAGGGTGGTGTAATACCACCTTTATCTTTTTCATTTTTTCTTAAATATGTCTGCACCTTTCAAACCATAGATACTAGCTACTACACCAATAAACAATGATTGATACCAAAAGGGCAAATTAGAAAACTTATCAAAGAATATATCTAGCTTTTGTTGTATGTTTGGATCATCTGAAAACACCGACCATATTAATAATAACACAGGTGCAGATACTAGAATCAAAACAAACTCATCTTTCCAACCCTTGTCATTAGATTGTCTTACCGCCGCTTGATACTCAACTTCGCCATTCGCCATTTTTTGTGCGTGTAATAACTCAGCATCAGACATAAGTATCTTGGCTTTTTGTTTATTAGCAAATATTGAAGCACCTGTTTTTAAAACTGTCGGTAAAAGTGATAACCACATTATTTTATATTCCTTATAAGTGTTGAAAGTTCATAAGCTCTAGCAGGGGTTTGTTTAGCCCATCTACTGTCTATCATTTCATCTGCGGCTTTACTGTAATCTTCTTCCTGTAAGCCCTCTATAAACTTTATAAATTTCTTTAATCTTGGCAATCCTAATTGAAAAGCCATTTCTATTAATACTGATTCAACCATAGGATCGTATGGTATGTCTTTATCTTCAATTAAATCGTGGGCGTCATTAAATGCTATGTTATAATCTTCTTCAAATAATTTATTAATTACTTCCATTGGGTATGTAACACCCTCTTCAAAATTATCTTTAGCTGTTAAGAGGTGTCCGATTCCGAGAGTTTTTAGCCCCAAGGAATCAGAATACACCTCCATAATTATTCCCTCGTGGGATTTTATTCTTTGTTTAGTGTCAATCATTAGAATATAACGATTGCTCCTATTGCTACTACTGCAACTATCCAAAGTGAAACTTTAATTAAAGCTACTTCTCTTACTCTTTTTAGTATTTCCATAATGTACTCCTATTTGATTTTTCGGTATGGGTCGGTGTTTAACCTAACAGCATTTTCAGGCTGTTTATTATCAATAATATCTTCAAGATTTTTTTTTATATAGTGAAGTACATTACCAACAATGCTTTCTTTTGTGTGATCTTCTACGATCTCATCAAAGGTATCTCTATTTTTTAAATTACGAGTTATTGATCTACAATGTGCTTGAGTTTCTCTATCTAGTTTTTGATCATAAGGTTTTAAAGGAACATTTAAATATAGTGGTTTTATCTCATCATTTATTATGCCTAAACCAATAATAGAAAATGCTCTGTGATCATCAATCTGTAATCTTTCAATTCTGCAAGGCATACGATTTGGTGTGCCATCTATATAATTATTTTTTGTCATTTTTTATCGCCTCTCGTTTAAGTTCTAAACAATGAATAGCTTTGTCTATATTTTCAATGGGATCACCTTTTTCTCTTATGACATACTGAATAATATCTCCGTCTATTTTAGAAATATTATTTTGTATAAAAAAATCCATTGGTTGTATTTTAAAGTCTAGGTAATGTTTACCTGCTACTTGTTTTTTAAAAGCACTCATTAGGGAACGACTTTATTCCATCTTCCACCTTTATTCAAGACCATTGGTAATAAATAAGGTAAGCCCTCAATAATAATTCCTGTACCGATTATAGGTCTGTCTTTAAATAACTTATTGTACTCGTAAGCCAAACTGTCCTTGTCGATGAGACACCCCACCTGAAGTCCCCAATGTAAAGCGTTTGGATTACCCCAGTATTGAATATTAAATTTTGTATGATAATGTCCTTGCACAACATTCATTCCGTACTGCTGACCTAGTTTTAAAATATTAGCTGTCTTTCCGTGACAGAAATATATGTCCTGTCCGTTACTTGCTTTAATAACTATATCTTCGTGCCACTTCCAACCCTTACCAACTTGCAAAAACTCGTTGTATTCTTTTATAAAGGCTTTAGGTAATCCGTGTGTTAAGGCTTTTCTAAATATTAAACTTCCGTGATTAGAATGTACTAGATCCATTTTCGGGAATAGATCTTCAAGTTCGTGGATAGTGTCTAAAGATTTTCTTAATTCATCACCTGCACTAGCAAGATCAGGATTTGGTGAATGATACGATATCGCGTGTGAATCGACCTCATCACCAATATTCAGTATGCGTGTAGGTTTGTATTTTTTCTTTATTGCTCTTAAAAATGCCATCATATCTTGATGGTGATGTGGTATGTGTTGGTCTGAAATTACGAGAATACATTTCTCCATATTTTATCCCTCTATTAAAGTGTCAATAAATCTATAAATGATTTAACTGTCTCTGC